ACTATGTATTAAATCAGCCTGTCTTTGAAAATGTGCAAGGTTTAAATATGCAATATCAAGTAAAGGTGGTTTACTTACTAAATTTTCAGTTTTTCCAGAATAAATTGTAACTAAGGGTATTTCACCAAGAGAAAAACTACCAGATTCAACTTGTTGATAATCTTTATCTGCTGATCCCATTTCAAAATTTCCTGTCACACTATTATCAGAGACATCATACATTTCTTCGATTTGTTCTTTCTTACGAAACACTCTATAGCTACCAGGCTCTATTACTCTTATCTGGTCATAGACCTTTTCACCAAATTGACCATCAGGCAATACAGCCTTTTCTGCAATTCGAGCTTGTATAAGATTTCCATAATTAGATTCTCTATCTAATCTCCAGCCATAAAGATTATTTGGATCAACTTCAATCCAATAAGGTCTACGATTCTGTTGTCTTTCTTCTGCCAAACTTAATGCACCAGAAGGAGCAGGATAATCTACGAGAATATGACTTTGACCATAAGTAAGAGAACACATCAATACTCTTCTTGCATATTCATCTAAATCAGAACCACAACCATCAACATCCATCTTGAATGTATCTGTCCAATAAGGATCTCCAGTAAGTGTTATCGGTTTTCTAAGAACTAAACCTGTAGCTGCTCTTATCAATCTTTGAGTAAAAGGAGAAAATACAGCACGATTTACTCTTGCAAGATAAGCATCATAATCTTCTCTTGGTTCTAATGGTAAAAATGCTTCACTATTTTCTCTTAAATATTCAGTGCCTTCAGTAACGGCTTTCATTATTTCCCATCCTTTCATCATATCTAAAACAGCTCTAGTTCTAGTAAAAGGACTATCAATACCGCCTACAGATGTAGATGAAACAATATTGGTTCTAATAGGTCCTGGTACAGCATAAGTCATTGTTTAACACCTCCATCGTTTTAATGCTAACGCCTTTCTTGTAGGTCGGCCTTTTTTATCTTTTAACGGCCCTGGCATACCAGACATACGGGCACAAAATGATTTTCTTCTCGCTGCTCTCTTTCCTGTTGGATTTTTTTCTGTTACTGGTGCTTTTAAATTACTACCAGTAGCACGATTATATTTCGCACGACCTTTTGCAGTAAGACCACCTTTTTTAGATTTTTCTCCTCTACCTACAGATAAACTTACAGATTTACGTTTTCTCATTTGCCC